CCATTGCAATGGTTGTATGGGAATTTCTAGTTGCTGTATGGGCATTTACTGTTGCATATTGGCCTTGGCTACTAGGCGGAAGTGTGTTATTATTTGTGTTGTGGGCAGTCTTTATTATGGATGACGAAGATGAAGAGAATTGAAGGTTTTGAAGAACGTATTATATATGTAGATGGCGACACTGCAAAGTGTAGTGGAGACAATAACGATCATCCGTTAGTATATATGAAAGTACCACACGAAGGTTATGTAGTTTGTGGTTATTGCGATATTAAGTTTGAAAGAAAAGAAAAATGAGTAAACTAGATATTAAAAGCGAAATGCGAGCAATTGACACAAAGGATCGTGCTTGGTATAAAAGCCTAACAAAAGAAGAACGTGAAAAATACGATAAACAACTGTGGGTACAAATGCGATGGGCTAGTAGTGTTAAAGGAACAAACTCTGCATCTTACTTAATGCTAGTAAACGAATTTACAAATGTTGATTTTAATACACTAACTAAGCACCCGCAGTTACAGTTGCAACTATTGCAAATCGCAGGCACAGGTAAAACAGAATTTCACGAATGGATTGCGCCAGGCAGAGGGATAAAGAAAAATAAATTTATGACTTGGCTTGCTGAACGTTATCCAGAATATAACGACGATGAACTAGAGTTGTTTGCACAATCAAACGACAAAGAAGTGTTTGTAGACCGTATGGAACAAGAAGGTTTCACTAAAAAAGAAATAAAGGATATATTCAAATGATGGTATACTGTCATAAAGGTTCTTTACGTATGGACCTTAGTTGGGAACCAAAAGACAAAACCGATCACGGTTGGCAAGTACAAATACTAAACGCAGGTACATGTTGTCGGATACCTAATAAAGAGGTCGGTATACCCGATGATGCAGTTACTAAGTTTACATATTTAGAGCCAGAAACTATAATTGAAGTTACAGAAGAAGCAGAAGGAATATTCGAATGAAAATACATTGCTTAGAAGGAGAAGCACAAGTAGACTTGGTTTGGCCAGATGAAAGTTATAAAATTTTAATACTATCTGAAAATACATCATTTGATGATATTGAGCCAGATGCAAATGTTATTGTTAAAAATTTAACACCTAAGGCAGTTATTGAATTCTCAGATGATGAAGTGTGAATACTGCGGTAAATCTTTTAAGCGTGAAAGTACACTAGTAGCACATACTTGTGAAAAAAAGCGCCGTTGGTTAAGCAAAGACTATCCAGAAACTATTGCTGGATTTACTGCATTTGATTTATTTTACAGACTTAGTATGCAACATAAACCTAAGGAGTACAAAGACTTTGTAGAAAGTCAGTTCTTTAGTGCGTTCGTAAAGTTTGGTAGTTACTGTATTAATACACGTGTAATTGATGCAGAAGCATACACTCGTTGGTTAGTACGCAAACAAGCAAAACTAAAAGACTGGCCTACTGATCGTATGTATATGTTATTTGTACGTGAACATCTTAAAAAAGAAACAGTAGACCGTGCACTAGAACGCTTTGTAGAAAACGCTAGCAAACTAGAATACTTTGAAACATTTTGGGAAACTGCTGGCGGCTATGTAATTGCAGACTGGGTAGAGTCTGGTAAAATAAGTCCATGGATACTTATATGCAGCAACCGTGCGCAAAGCTCACTAAACACAATGAATGAAGAATGCTTTACAAGAGTAGCCAATAGTATTGACGCAGGTTACTGGGGCAAAAAAACACAACAAGCACCACAAGATGCAGCATGGGTGCGACACATTATAGACGGAGAAACAGTTGACTAAATTTAGAAAATTACAAGATGGATCAAGTGTATATGAAGTAGAAGAAGCAGTTGAACTTGTAGTAAGAACTCGTGCACCAATGAAATGGTTATTGATTGACAGAGAGACTGGAGAACAGTATATTGGTGCTACACCTAAAGAAAGTGAACTGCACTGGAACCGTGTTCCTGATAGTGAAATGTGGAGATATGCTGTGGAGCGTGAAGATGCCTGATATTGATATTGACTTTGCTAATAGAGATATAATTTTAAATAAACTAAAACACGTACCAGCACGTTTAAAAGATCGTAAACATAATACAGGTGTATATTTTCATCGTGTACCAAACGATCCTTTTAAAGGTTTGTGTACATTGGATCACAAGCAAGCAGACGATGCTGGATATTTTAAACTAGATATGCTTAACGTTAGTATATACAAAGATGTTAAAAACGAAGAACATTTGAATACACTAATGAATACAGAACCGATGTGGGAGTTATTAGAACACGAAGAATTTGTAGAAAAACTATTTCACATTGGCAATCATTATGAAGTAATTAAAAAATTAAAACCACGTAGTATTGCAGACTTGGCTGCAGCAATTGCAGTAATTAGACCTGCTAAACGCTACTTGTTAAATAGTGATTGGAATACAATTAATAGTGAAGTATGGATTAAGCCACCAGGTAGCGATGCTTACTATTTCAAAAAAGCACATGCGGTTGCATATGCTACAGCTATTGTTGTTCATATGAACTTGCTATGCGAACAATTAGGATAAGATATGAATAAAGAAAAGTTTATAAATGAAATAAATCATATAGGATTTACTGTACACGAGAATGTTTTTGATCATGATATGATAGTTGATCTCAATGAATATGCTAGTACACTACAACCACAGCGTGGTCATGATAAAAATATGAAATGGTATGGATGGAATAATGTCGAAGATATGAAAAATCCTAAAGAAGAAATAGACTGGGCATATTACTGGACTCCGCATGTGAATCATCCGCATATTGAAAATATTAAACATCAACTATCTCCAATGGCAGATGCGGCTTTTGGCAAAAATAATTGGGTATGGCATGTTCAAGATTTTATTGTACTACATCCAGGTATGAACTTTTATAGACCTCATATTGACACTCCATATCGTTTTAAAGAATTTAGATATGCAGAAGGATTATTGGGATTACAATTTATGGTAATGATGTGTGACTTTACACCAGATAATGGTGCAACAGGTTATGTTCCTGGGTCACACAAATACATTTATGATGCTATACATATGAGAGATAACTTGAAAACATGGGCACCTTTTTTCGCTGATAACTATCAACAGTATACAGCTCGTGCTGGCAGTTTTGTTTGTTGGCATCCTAGATTATTACATAGTACAATGCCTAATAAATCAAATGAGATTAGACGTGCATTACTATTACATGCAGCAGAAAAGAAAACAGCTAGAAGATTAGATGTGATAGATCCACAAGTTAACAGCGCATTAAGAACTACGTAAGTTTTCTTACCAGTTGAATGTTTCTGCGTTTAACACGTTTTTGAATAATGTTATTTAGGCTAATACTAGGACCTGTTACAATTTCAAAATTCTTTTGACTAAAAGTCATTAGTGTCGGTCTAAACTTTTCCCAACGACTTTTAAAAATAATATTGATAGGAATCATACGGTTTGTTCCCCACCACCATTCTTCACCTAAATCTAAAAATTCTAACTTGTCTGCATCTGTTCTGATATTTTCAAAACAATACATGCTTGCCATATGTTGATCTACATTTTGCATAATGCCTACGTATTCATTATCACCGTACGACACTAGTGTTAAAAATGGAAACTCATCTAAAAGTTTTTGATATTTTTGCGGTATATACGTCATTGTAATACTACTTAGTCAAATAAATACTAGTGGAGAAACGAAATGAACAATTATCAAACTACAAGCTACATTTATAATCAACGTAGTGAAATATTAGTACCTACTCGTAAAGGAACAACATATCACGGTGTTTCTAATCATAAACCATTGGTACATTACCAAGGCGTGTATACTGATATTGAATTTTTTGTTCAAACAACTGATCGTAAGCCTGAAAATTTGCAGACTAAAACGTTCACTGCTAAAGTTCTCAACAACAATAAAACTGTAATTTTAACTAAGACTTTAATTCCTCATGATTATGATCGTGGTATCGCAATTTTACGTTTCGATGACCAAGATTTGTATGCAAATACTGACCCTGGGTTGTATAGTATCATTATTACTTATACAGATGAATTTGGGCGTGAATATGCACTTCACAGTGATCAAAATATGAGAGTAAGTTATGTATTAGAAGTTCGTGAACTTTTTAATAACGGTTAATATTATTGACATTCCAACAAATAAATTGTATTATTAACTTATGATTGTATTAGATTTTGTTAAGCAAAATATGCCTGGCACTTGGAAACAAACGCCTAGTGGTTGGATCAGTGGTAACTGTCCAATGTGTGCTACACGTGGGCATAGTGCTGATAAACGTAAGCGTGGCGGTTTTATGTTTAACGATGATAAAGTTCAATACAATTGTTTTAATTGTGGATTTAAAACTGGATGGAGTCCTGGACGTAAGATATCAGGACGTTTAAAAGATTTACTAGAACAGTTTGGTGCAGACCCTGCACAAATTCAACGCATTAATTTTGAATTACTTAAAGAACAAGAAGAAGAAAGTATTGTAGATCAGTTTATACAAACTGCAGAAAAGCGTGAAGTAAAAATAGACTGGCCTGAAGCATCATTGCCGCCAGATGCTGTACACATTGAAAAAGTAGATACAAGCAAACTAACAGAAAAAGAACTTGAAAAGTTTATTGCAGCGTGTGAGTACATTAATTCACGTGGTGTTGATTTTTATAAGCATTGGCATTGGTCACCTTTTAAACATTTTAGTAATAGAGTAATACTTCCGTTTTATCACAAAGGCACTGTAGTAGGATATACTGCACGTTGGGTTGGTAAAACACCTAATAAAGAAACACCCAAGTATTACTTGCAAAGTCCAAAGCATTTTGTGTATAATATCGACGCACAAAAGTCGCACAAGTACACAATCGTTACCGAAGGACAGTTCGATGCATTGCTAGTTGGAGGTGTTGCTATGCAAGGTAATACGCCCAGCATGACACAATGTGACATAGTTGATAGTTTAGAAACAGAAGTTATTGTAGTTCCAGACGCTGATAAAGCAGGACATGATTTAGTTCGTGCAGCATTACGCAGAGGCTGGAGTGTAAGTTTTCCTCCTTGGGAAAATTGTAAAGATGCTGCTGATGCAGTACAAAAATATGGACGTTTGTTTACAGTGAGGAGTATAATTGAAAGTACAGAGAGCAACTCAACGAAGATCCAGTTACTTGCTAAATCCTATTGTAGATGATTACAATATTAGAGATGAGGATTTTTATAAAAGAGTGAAACATATAAGCGCACACACAGATTTACAAAGTGAATGGATTAAAAAGTTTGCTTGGCTACCAAAGCGTAGCGATATTACCAACGAATGGATTTGGTTGACAAATTATTATGAATACGTTATAACAATGGATATGAATGGTGCAGTTCCACGTAAGGGAAAAGACTGGCGTATGACATATACACGTAGTGAATACATTGCTAAAAAGCTAACAGGCGAAATTAATGAGTGAAGAATATACAGAGGATTTACAAAAACTTTATATCGAGTTTTTGCTAGCAGAAAAAGATCTCTTTGTTAGATGTAATGCTATTACACAAAGCAAGTATTTTGCTCGTAAGTATCAGCCTGTTATGGACTTTATACAAGAGCACGTAGACGGTTATGGTGACTTGCCTACACATGAACAAATTGCTGCAAAAACAAGTCAGCATTTTGATGACATTACTAGTAAAGTAACTGACGATCATAAAAACTGGTTTATGGATGAATACGAAAAGTTTTGTAGACACAAAGCACTTGAAGGTGCAATCCTACAAAGTGCTGATAAACTAGAACGACATGAGTATGGTAGTGTAGAACAACTAATTAAAGATGCTGTTAGTATTGGACTTGCTAAAGACTTTGGGCTTAACTATTGGGATGATCCTGCAGGACGTATTCAAACTATTAAAGATAACAGAGGACAAAACAGCACAGGCTGGGAGAGCTTGGACAAAGTATTGTATGGTGGATTTAATCCCGGCGAACTAAACATCTTTGCAGGTGGTAGTGGTTCAGGTAAAAGTTTGTTTATGCAGAACATGGCACTTAACTGGGCACTTGCTGGTAAGAACGTTGTTTATGTTTCGCTAGAACTTAGTGAAGAACTATGTAGTATGCGACTAGACGCTATGCTTACTAATATGAGTACACGTGATGTTATGAAGAATCCAGATGACGTTGAACTTAAAGTTAAAATGGCAAGTAAAAAAGCAGGTGTGCTACAAGTTATCCAAATGAAAAACGGATGTACTGTAAACGATATCAAAGCATATATCAAAGAATTCCAAATACAAAAGAATATTAAAGTAGACGGACTATTTGTTGACTACTTGGATTTGATGATGCCTGTAAGTGTTAAAGTTAATCCAAGTGATCAATTTATTAAAGACAAGTTTGTATCAGAAGAGTTACGTAACTTAGCAATTGAACTTGGTACACTATTTGTTACAGCATCGCAGTTAAATCGTGGTGCAGTTGATGAAGTTGAGTTTGACCATTCGCACATTGCAGGTGGCATTAGTAAAATTAATACAGCAGACAACTTAATAGGTATCTTTAGTAGTCGTGCAATGCGTGAGCGTGGGCGTGTACAGATCCAGTTTATGAAAACACGTAGTAGTAGCGGCGTCGGCACTAAATTAGATTTAGGTTATGATATGAATACACTGCGTATTACTGATTTGGATGAAGATGAACAAGGTGAAGATGGACAAGTTGCAAGCATTTATCAAAGCCTAAAAGCAAATGCAACAGCTAGTGTTAGTCCTCCGGGTCAGCAAGTTGCACAACCCGCTGCGGTTGCTGTAGACAATGCTGATAGATTGAAAAATTTATTAAAAAGAAGGGAGTAGTTGCTGAAACATCAATGCCGTTGACCTTATCTAGTCTATGTATGATGTTGAACAACGGGCTAGCCTTTAGGAGTCAATAAGTTTGAGCCTGTATACGCCAAAAAGTAAGCCTGTGTGTTGCCCGCTACCACTGATGTTATAGTTCTTATTTGCCCAATGGATCCTAAGTTCTTAATCAGAAAATGCAAAAGTGCCATAAGTGCTTTCCATCAATGTTTCAGCAACAATATTTATAAATAGTAGTGTTATGAAAAGAAAAACTAGATCTATTTTGGAAGAAATTAATGCAATGGCTCCTCGTCGAGACAAGAAGCAAATTGTAGAGTCTAATGCCGAGCAAGTTATTGTCACTGCTATTAATTTAATTAATTTAATTAACGAAAGTTTTGATGTAGAAACTGCAGCAGACTTGAATAAACGATTAATTAATTCTATCCGAACTAAAGATCCTAAAAAGTTTCAAAGAGGGATCAAAAGAGTTGAAGATTAAAGATATATTAGGCGGCAAATTTAAACGTAAAATCAGACGTGGTAGCCGCATTAAAAGAATAAGACAAGAAGATCTGCATGTTACTGAAGGTGGTAAAATCTTCGGTGACGGTGTTATACCTTTTGATCATAGTATGATTCCAGGCATTATGAAAAGTGTAAACAGTGTACTATCTAAAACTGGTGCACAAGCAATTCCTATCGGCAGTGGCGCAACTCCTACTAAAGGTAAAGTTAGTGGCGACTTAGATATGATTGTTGACGTTGCAGCACTTAAAGATCATTTTAATATGCCAGAAGAGCCAGATAAAGTTATTAGACAAAAACTGCGTCAACTATTTGACTTAGCAGGATTTGATACAGCACAAAGTGGTACAAGTGTACACATTAAAGTGCCAATGGGCGACCATGCACACCAAGTAGATATTATGGTTGTACCCAATGCAGAAAATGCAGCAAAGTTCCATACACACAGCATACCAACTGGTAGTAAATGGAAAGGTGTAAACAAGCAGATTGCACTAGCATATCTTGCTAAAAAACAAAACATGCTATGGTCACCATACCAAGGCTTGTTTAATAGAGATGCTAACGGTAAAAAAGCCGATCTAGTAACTGACAACATTGATCAAGTAGCAAAAGCATTACTCGGCCCGAATGCCTCCGGAAAAGATATTGGCAGCGTTGAACAAATAATGGCAGCGTTGGGCAAAGAAGCAGGTGAAGCGATGCTAGCTGACTTAAGAAGTGATCCAAATTGGAAAGAACTTGACTAATGCGAGCAATAGAAATACTCACAGAGGCCGCAAAGGTCGGACGTGAATATCAGCATTTAGAAGATTTAGTATTTGCCGAAGGCAGCAAAGGTGCATTACGAGCGGCTAGTGTACTACAACGGTTAGGTCAAGATTCTAGTGATGTTGCTATTAAATGGGACGGCAATCCAACAATTTATTGGGGTAGAGACTCTAATGGTACGTTTGTACTAACTGGTAAAAACGGCTGGGGCAAAAGTAAAAGTACTAGTAGCGATGAACTCAAACAATTTATTATGAGCACAGGCAAAGGCGAGGACTGGAGACAAGACTTTGCTGACAATATGGGTGCAGTGTTTGATTTAATGGAACGTAATACACCGACAGACATGCGTGGATTTATATACGGGGACTTACTGTACAGCCCTAGTAAGCCCTTTGTAAGCAATAAAGGTACATATGTATTTGAACCTAATAATGTTGCATACACAGTAGACGCAAATAGTGACATTGGTAAACGTATTGTCGGCAGTCAAATTGGTATTGCTGCACATAGTATATATGGAGCGTTTGGAGATAAGACAGGAACTCCACTTAAAGATACTCGTAGACTAAACACAAACGAAGTAGTAGTATTTGGACAAACATATGTTACTCATACACCTAAAGTAGATACTAGTTCTGTTGAAGAAATTATAAAACTAGCCAATACAAACGGAGCAGCAATCGATGCATGGCTAACTCCAGAACAAGGATTAAGTAATAAAGGTGCAATCATTTACAATTATGTTAATCAAATGACCAAGCAGCGTAAACTAGATAAATTACGCACAGGATTTTTTGATTGGCTTAAAACAAGTAAAGTTAGTTCAGGTCAACAAGCAAAACTAATGGCAACGGACAACAAAGGATTAGATGCAATGCTAGAACTAGTTGTAAAAATTATGACAGTTAAGAATAATATCATTGCACAATTAGATACAGCACCAGCAGACATAGTAGCAACTACAAAAGGCGAACGTGGCGGTGAAGGTTACGTTGCTGGCAGAGATAAAATTAAACTAGTGCCACGTGATAGATGGCAACCAAATTTGTAAGATAAATATTATTATGGAACAGAAATACACAGCACTACAGTATGCACAAATGTCAGGAGGACATCCAGTTGAAGAAGAAAAAACTTCTCCGACATTTGGATTTATTGGTGAATTAAATGAAAGTAAAATGTTTAGAACTAAAAATCAACTAGAGTCTAGCGATTTACGTAGTAATTTAGACTTTGCTTTTTTAAATTTACTGACATTGCATACAATGTATCAAGATTATTCAACTGCTCCACAAGCCCAGGCATATGCTAAACGTACACTACTAGCTGGTGGAGGTCAATTTAAAAACTATAAAACAAATGGTACTGATCTCTATCAAGCATTGCACAGTATTTCCACTGGAAAATATATGTCCAGTGATAAAGCTAGTATTCAAGCCAACAAAGTTAAACTACCAGAAATGAAAATCAAGCAATACTTAACACAAATGGCACAGGGTAGAGAAATTATTAGTCCTCAAAACTTTTTTATGCAATTAGAGCGTGGAATGGATATTCAAAACAGTAACTATAGAAGTGTTAGAAGAATTGTCGGTGACTGGAAATCAGCAGATACCGCACAACGTGGATTAGCAAGTACTCGTTTATTGCAATATTATAGAACTAATGCAATTAAAAGTGAACTATATCCAAGTTTCCAATCAATGACTCGCAATAACGGACTTGAAATTAAAAATGTTAGAAATGCTGAACGTGGTCCTAATAGATTAAAAAGAGCAGCATTTAGAACAGTAGCAGGCGCTGCAGCATTTGCAGGCGGAGTTGCAGCAGGTAGAGCGTTTGGTAGATCACTAGTTAAATAAGGTGACACTTGTCAGAAAAATACACAGCGTATACGTTAGTGGACATTACAAAAAGTGATATTACGAACTACAGAAGTAAAAACACTCACGGATACAATCAGCAGCAAAATTTAAATACACTTATACAGTCAATCGGTATGCGTAGTCAGCCATTGGATATTACTGTTGAGGTATTAGAGACACAAGATATAGCAAAATACAGCTTCGGATCTGCATATTCAGGACTACATACAGTATGGAAATTTGATTTTGTAGTAGAGCATAACAATGTTTTTACAAAAGATGACGATGATATACATTTCCTTAAAAGTGACTGTGATAGAATAGCATTTACTCCATACCTAGACGAAACTGTTAATTTTTTAAATAATGTTTTTGACACAAACACATCGGAATATTTAAATATATACTTTATAAAAATCGTATGATATATAAATAATAGTGTAGAAAGCAATAAGCGAACTCTACATTTAGGCACACAATTTAGGCAAAACATACCAAGGCTCCTACCAACACGATGCTATGAAGCATTTAAGCCGTAGAAAGCAAATCTATGTCAGCAACAATCGCAACGACTCAACTTGAGCGTGAAAATTTGGAAGCACACGTTGACCTGTGTGCCGAAAGGTATCGTGTATTGGAAGAAAAGGTAAACAACATAGACACAAGACTTACAAGCATTGAAAAATCTGTCGTTTTGATGAGAGAAGACAGTATAAGAGAGTTTGGCCGTTTACGTGAAGATATGGCCAAAGCACAAAACACAACAAATAAAATTATGATGGGCACAGGCGGCACCATCGTAGCAGGCGTATTAACAGTAATAGTTACACTGTTAATGGCCTAACCCTTTCCGTATAAAT